AATTATGGAAGAAAAAAGAAAACTACAACCGGGACGCTTCTCCATCACTCAACAGGTGGAGAAGAAGCTGGAGAAACCAAATTACCCTGACTTCAAAGGACTTTGGAATGACGGGGGCAACCTCAAGAGCATATCCTTTTGGGTCAATGGCACTTTTGGCCAGAGTGATTTCAACATCTCTGGGAGCGTGGAACCATTCAAAAGCTACTCCGCGAAGCCAGCCGAGCCAGAGCCGATGCCCCCAGAGGTGAGCAAGAAGAAATTCGCGACCCTGATTGAGAGTCTTGACGAGGGTGAGCCTCCCAAGCCTGTTGAGCAGCCGCCCATTACTGAAGAAGATGACGTTCCGTTTTAGCGGCGAGGAGGATTATGAGCAAAAAAAAGGGGAAGCCCAAAGACCCGAATCCTACGACAGAGGAGTGCAGTGATATAATCCGAGCAATAAGCGAGCTTGCAAATGAGAAAAATGACATTTGCCCCCCTACCTTTGAGATGATGGCAGTGAGGTTTGCTTACTCCTCCATAAAGCTAATGTGGGAGGAAGGCACGCTTGTCTCACCTAGTGGCGATATAAAAGATTACGAACAGCATCTTGACCATTTGCACGCCGAGATGAAGGAGTGCGTTAAAGACCTAGAGTTTATCAAGATGGAAGGAAAGGGGCAATCTAGGTTTCTGGTTGCCTGTCATCCAGATTACTACGAGGAAAATTAACTGATGTCTTGGGGAGTTGACAGTCACGGCTTTATGCAACTAGACCCGTACCTACGGTGCAACTCGCATTGGGTTCGTGACTTCTTCCCCGTTGATGATGCCGAGACACTGAAGGATGCCAACCGCACAGGGGCGTACAAATATCAGGAGATAGTCAAGGTGCTGCCCAATTACACCGAGCGAGAACTTTTGCGGCTCACGGAGAAGGAGGAGTTGCGGAGGGAGAAGGTGCATGGGGTTGGGCGTGAATATGTGAACTGGCGTTGGGTGAGGCGTGAGATTCAAGCAGACGCTAGGGCGCACAGAAAGGAACAAGCAGCACGGCGAAGGGCCAAAGCTTCCCGCGCCAGATACAAGCCGGATGATGGTGTGCTTGGGTACTCGCCCCCTCAACCTAGCTGGGGAGATGGAAGGACTAGTTGGGTAGAGGCTTTTCCGGACACTTGGGATCACCTCGCTTTTCAGGATGTCCTGCTTGTAAAGCAACTCGCGAACCCAAGTAAGAATGACCCCCCGCAAGTGAAGAAGCTGATAGAGAAAATTAAGGTAGCCTTGAAGGTGGAGATGATGGAAGCAACCACGCCGCCGCAAGTCGCCCAAGGCTGGAAGAACTTCTTTGCCGCTCTGGAGGGAATAGCCCCACTCCGCGAGAAGCTGAAAGAAATCACCTATGAAATTTAACCGGCACGCGGGAACCTACGAGCGTAGCCTCCTAGCGCATAAGAGGCTTGGCATCCAACCTCTTGTGTTTCTTAAACGCTCCCTGCGTGTCGGTGTCCTTTGAATGAATGAACGACGAAAACACATTGACCTCTTCAGCGGGATCGGAGGATTCGCAGTTGCCGCTGGCTGGGCTGGATATTCCACCGGAGTCTTCTGCGAGTCAGACCCCTACTGCTGCAAAGTCCTCAAGCGACACTGGCCCGATGTCCCAATCATCCCAGACATCAGAGACTTTGACGGCAGCAAGTGGCGAGGGGCAGACCTCCTCACAGGCGGATTTCCTTGCCAACCTTTCAGTCAAGCCGGGGAGCAGCGAGGCGAGGAGGATGACCGTCACCTCTGGCCTGAAATGTTCAGAGTTATTAAAGAAGCAAGACCCGATTTCGTGCTTGCAGAGAATGTTGCTGGCCTCATCAACATGGCACTCGACGATGTGCTTTCTCAACTGGAAGGCGAAGGGTACTCCACAGGGGCGGTTGTACTTCCAGCTTGCGCCGTCAACGCCCCGCACAGACGAGACAGAGTGTGGATTATGGCCCGGTGTGACAACACGATCCACCAGCCCAAGCGGGAGGGGGTCACACAAAAACCCAAACAGTCCACAGGCAATCAGGGCAGGTTGGAGTCTATACGACAAGGTGATGATGTTGCCCACGCCAGCGAGCAGAGATTACAAGGATACGGGGGTGTTGAGGGCGAAAGTGAGGAAAGACGGCAAGAATCGGGTGGACACTCTGGGGAGAGTTGTCGGAGTGGACGTGGAACATTTAGAGAATCCTGGCTCACTGAACCCAACGTGGGTCGAGTGGCTAATGGGATACCCTCTCGGATTCACAGACTTAAAGCCCTCGGAAACGCCATCGTCCCACAAGTAGCTTACGAAATACTAAAAAGAATATGAAAACAAAAAACAAACAGGAACAAATTAACGAGATTGTCGCGGCAGTGGCAAAGGTAACAGGAGTTAGCGGTGCAACCATGCTCGGCAGATTGCGAACAGATGAAGCTGTGGAAGCTCGGTGGATTGCTTGGCATTACATCCACACGCACATGGGCCTTCAATGCGCCGTAATCGGGCGTAGATGGGGCAAAGGGGTCAACCATGCCACAGTCATCCATGGACTCAAACAAATAGCTTACAGGCTAACCTACGGTCGCGCTTGGGACTTGAGGCCCATGATGGAAGATGTGGCAGAGGTGCTGAAGATCAAGCCGAAGTTGCCCAAGACTCAAGTCAGGGAGGTCGCTTGAATGATTCGCGTGGAAATCAAGATGCCGGTTCCCAGCCTCAATCGGCTCTTTGCATTGAACCCATGGGCGAGGAAGAAGCTAAAGGAGGAAACATTCGTCGCCGTCGCATCCGCATTACTAGCGTGCGAAACAGGTTGCTCGACCCGGATAACCTCTGCGTCAAATACATTATTGATGCATTACGCCACACCAAAGTCATCCAAGATGACACGACGGCGCACATTGAAGTCTACATCAAGCAAGAAAAAGTCAAAACGCGGAAAGAAGAAAAAACGATCATAGAGGTGGAATGACCGAATACGACTTCAGCGAGGACGAGCTACACGATGAGCCGGTGAACAAATGCCCGGACTGCGGCACGATGAGATGGTTTGAAGCTGGGAGCAGCAATATGCTCGCTTGCCATGAATGTGGGTACGATGAAAGGAAAAATGATGAGTAAAGAAACAAGAATGAACATAGCCGAAGTTGACCTGTTGCCCTGCCCGTTTTGCGGGGGCGAACCTGAAATAGACCATCACGAAGACGAGGACGGGGGGAACGGGGATGAGTTTTATATTAAATGTGGGGAGAATTATTGTGTATTTTTGAGTGACGCAACTCCAGAAGGTGTTTGCAATGATTGGAACAGGCGGGATGGCAAATTACTGGTGGAACAAGTGCCGGAAGTGGTTGGCAAATTCAGGATGGCGTACCACAGCACTTATATTGCAATAAACATCTTTGAGGAAATGCGCGAGCTATCGGATTGGATGGCTAAAGTGATGAAGCCGGAGAATAGCGACGAATATCAAACGCACATCAGCGACAAGCAGACGCTTAAAGACCTGTCCTATCAGCTTGAAAGCCTTGGCTGGGTTCGGAAGGAAGATGAAGAAAAGCGGGAGTCTTGAAGAGTGGGAGAACATCGCTCGCCGCGTGTTGGCTGATCCTAACGCCAGCAGGAGTGAAGTGGATAGTGTGCTGATTGGGATAACCAGGAGTAGGGATGAATGGCTAAAAGAAGAACTAACAAGGAAACGAAAGAAGGCGTGGACGGCATAACGCGGGTGGCTTATCCGGTGGATGAAATCGTTGACAGGGTAATGCTTGAGCTAAAGAAGGGTGGGCATTCAAATCATATGTTCATCCAGCGATTTCTGCATAAGCTCTTTGCACCCTCACGGGAACATTATGGTTATAACAGCAAGAGGTGGGAATCCATATCGCGGCGCAGATTAAGCCGCATAATGACGGCAATAGTTGATGACTTGGAATGAAGAATAAAGATTGGCGACTAGCGATAGACCTCCTGCTCGTATTGGGGCTGCTCTGGTTGCTTTATATGATAAGTAAATGACAGCATGACAGATGAATTCAGAGAACATCAGAAGTTCGTTGACAGCTTGGATCAAAGTGCTGATGCGGTCTTTAAATGCGCGAAATACCTTTACGGGAAGGGTATGCAAGTCGCCATTGCGCCCATGTTCAAGTGTAAAGACTGGGAAGACCGCCATAATTGCATGGATGATGGCGACTTGTTCATTCAGCAGCGTATAGAGGTTAAAGGACTCACAGCAGAGTTCACTAATGCCTCAAATTGGCCCTTTGGAGAGGATTTTATCGTGTGTGCGGCCAAAACCTATGACCGCGCCAAGCCAAAGCCCTACGCATACATGATTTTAAACAAAGCACAGACTCACGCGGCTATTGTGTACTGCAAAACACGCCCATATTGGCGTAAAAAGACCATCACAGACCGCCGGTACACTAATATGACCCAAATCTTTTACCTTTGCCCCCTTGAACACATTGAATGGAGAGAATTGAATGAAAGATAAAGACCGCCTATTCCAGTTCCCTTTCTTCCCTGCTGACTTTCTGGTGAGTACCATGCTTATGACTCCGGCGGAAGTGGGGGCGTATATGCGCCTTTTATGTCACTCATGGATTGAGGACGGAATACCCTATAAAAGCAAATCACATATTGCCCGTTTGGCTGGCGTTTCCACACCAAAATTGGAACAAATCCTGATCAAATTTTACATAGACGATGAAAAACGCTTAAGACACCCACGGCTTGAAGCGGTTCGGAAAGAGGTCATTGCCTTAAGAGATAAGCGCGTAAAAGCAGGGAGAATAGGAGGATTGGCAAGTAAGCAATCGTCAACGATTGCTGAAGCAAAGGGGAAGCAAAAAAGCAGCACCGCTCAACCAAGCAAAACAAAACAAAACAAAACAAAACAAACCCCCCTAAATCCCCCCGTTCAAAGTTTAAGCACCGCTGACCGAATAGGCTTGGAACACGCGCAGAAGCTAGTGGCCGAAGAAATTAAATCCATCCTCAACGGGCGATGCCTAGACGCTACCGGCGATGTCATTAGCTGGAATCGGCAGGATGATCCAGACCGACTCCGCGAGCTACGCGATAAGGAAAGGGAAATCAAATCCACGCTGATGAGCTTCTCACCGCGTGAACAACAGCAAGCAGATATCCCTCCTGGTATTGCAGGGATTGCCGAATTACTCGCGAGAGGCAAGAAAGCCTAGGCGCGTATCATTTTGATAGCGATAACGACCACGCCAAGACCAGTTGCAACGTGTGCAAGAGTCTCCAGCAAGGCCATGCCGATTGAAAATAGAGTCCACCCATCCATCATTCCTGTTAGACGGCATTGGGCAGTGTAAGGTTCCAAAGGAATGCCCTTTGCTGGCGCGTAAAGGGGTGCTGTAGGCATTTTGTGGTGGGATGTGTCACATTATGCCTTGGGAGGCTTCAGGACGCTGTGCGGTGGTTGTTTGTGAACTTGTCATTGCTACGCTTGGCACAGCATTTGCAAGTGCCATAATACTTATGGGGGGCTGGCAATGATCCCACCACCGTGCTGCTGTAGTGGACAAATGTATCGTATGTCGTGCCGCCTGTTGCTGAACTTGTCGTGCCACTTATCCACTGTTTGCTTCTCGGCTTTACCCCGTTCAGATTTGATTCGTGAATCTGTGGAATCTTTTTATTGCAGAGTGTAGTCAATCCATCAGCAGTCACATGGACTGCCGATTGAGTGCCGGAACAATTGGAACTCCACTTGCACCACTCCACTTCCCTCATTCGCCGCCACTCCTTTTTCTCATCGGCAGCACGTTCCTTCATTTCCTCCGCATCTATTTCACGCAGCAACGCACATTGTGCTGCATACAGTTGGTCGTGTACTTTATTATCCATTCCTAGACTTTCTTTTTTGCTCCACGGTTAATTCCGCGAACGCCGTCATTATAACATACTCACCTTTTCAAATTCTCCAATCCGCCTCAATCCGCCCGTTTCAGTATCAAAATGATTCAATTCCCTAGGAACCGACTGTGAATAACTTTTGCTTTTTGGCTTTTTCATGGTTCTCACCTTTCACCCGGAAAGGGGCCGGAAGCTCGCGCCCCCGACCCCTGCTAGGAATGGGCAAGCTAGTTGCCCGTGG